ATTAGTAGAAGTATATCCTTTTACTAGAAGTATTAGTGAGTATGAAAAAGACGTAAGAGTATGTGAAGATGATTTATTAAAACCTTTCTATCCTACAGCTGAAGAATACTATCGTAAATTTTTATTCTTTTGTTGTTACATGTGCAATAAGTGGGAAGAAAATAAACATCAAGATAATTATACCTATGTCAATCTTATTGACGATCTAGAACATCTAGAAGATGAATACGATAAGATAGAAATAGATATTATTCTTAGTTCTGAATTTTGTTATTTCCAAACTAGATATTCTGATGAAAGAATATTTAAGAAAGATGAACTTCATGATATTTTTCAAGAACTAATATATACACCAAAAACAAATAATAATATAAATGATGCTATATCTTCCTTACTAAATACTTCATTTTACATAAATGAAAAGTTTTATAAGGGTGAAGAACCAGATATGGATGATATCGCGGTTGAATCATTTTATATATATGACTATACCACAACAATATATTTATATGAACAAAAACACAAAATCTCAGAAGCAATTATCAATTGCGTCAAATTACATTCTAAAAGAAACTCGACCATTACTGAAATTTCAAGGTACACCTCAAGTTTTGATTGGGGAGCAAGTGCATGAAGTAGATCGGTATTTGTGTAACAAGTATAAAGATTTAGAATGGTGCGGGATATTGTTTTATACAGAAGAAGGATACATTGATAATCCTGATGAATATAAAATACATATTCACGCTATGTACCCAATGCATGTTGGTAGTAGTGCATCAACTGAAATAGATAACTATGGAGAAGTTGAGCACTATATACAAGCAAGGCCAGAGCTAGATGATATGAGGCAAGGATTTATTCATTCACATAATAATATGGATACGTTCTTTTCGCCTACAGATAATCAGCAACTTATAAAAAGCTCTGATGAATATGATTTATTTCTATCTGTTATAACTAATACAGAGGCTGAATACATTGCTAGAGTTAGCTTTCCTGTAGACAATATTACAACAAAGAATGGCTCTTGTAATATACAAAATAAATCTGTTGGATATCTAGATTGTGATACTTTTCACGAAAGAGAATATCATATAGATGATATAATTCTAAAAAGAGTTGAGCAAATAGATAAAGAACATAAAGAAAAATTAAAAACAATAAATACAATGTCTTACAACTATGGACACTATAAATATTACTCAAACAATTACACTATCTGGGATAAAGGCATAGAATCATTTGAACCATCTACATTCTTTGAAGACACAGAACTAAAACAATACGGAGAAGACTTATTAGATGATAGCTATAATCCTGATATAGTTCGTTCTATGTTTAATGATTACTTAAAACCTATAAATGAATTTGAAGTAAGCATAAAAGAAGACGAAGCTATATGTAGATGTACAAAAGAAATACTTGTTTGCTCATTTAATTCTTTTGGCGCCGTAGGCGGAGATCAAATTAAATATTTTAGTGTACAACAATGTATACCTAGTTTTAAAAGCATGTACAATACAAATAAGTTTCATAAAAATATGAAAACAAAAGATTTATTTGAATTAGCTAAAAAACTAGTAGAAATATATAATGGATACTCTAAAAGAGTTGTTATCGAATCATTTGTAAATGCTTGGCAAGTAATACATGATTCTTTGTCAAAAGATAAAACATTAAGGAATAGTTTTTATAATTTTATTTACTGTTCATTATTAATGTACATATCTATAAAATCAGATATACATTACGACCCTTATTCTGGAGTACCATATGAAGTTGTTAAGTATTATAAACATCATGATAGTTATATTAATATAGATTCTACTTATAAAGAGGAGGATTTTGTATGGTACTAGAAGGCACTACAGGTAGAGCAAGATTTAGCAAAGCTGAATGGTTTGTTAAAATGCAAAATCTAGATGTAATTGTTATTGGTGCTGGAGGCATTGGCTCTTGGTTAGGACATTTCCTAGCCAGGGCTGGTGCTAAACCAATTATACAAGATATGGATTTGTATGACATAAATAATATTGGTGGACAACTATGCACAATGGATAGTCTACATAAAAATAAAGCAGAGTCTTTAAAAAATGTAGTAGATATTATGCTAGGACCACAAAACAATACAATGTCATACATCCCTCATGAATTTACAAATGAGCAAGTCTTGTTGCCAATAACATTTTGTTGCGTTGACAGCATGAGAGCTAGAAGAACTATATATGATAGTTGGCTATCTCTTGGTGATGATCGTGAAATATTTATTGATGGCAGAATGGGAGCTGAGGCATCTCAAGTATTTACTGCAACAAAAGATAAAGACAATTATTTAGAGAATTGGTTTCCTGATATAGAAGCAGATGTAGCGCCGTGCGCATACAAAGCAACATCTCATATTGGTAGCATGACTGCTAGTTATATGATGAATGTTTTTACTAACTATTTATCTAATGATAACAGAGTGCCAGATAGTATAATCTATTATGGTGAAGATTTAAATATGGAGATAAAATGATTGATATACAAAGTAAATCAACAAATACATATATACCGTTTAATATATCTGAACGTGAAGGATCAATATCTGATCATAAATCTTTAAATCTATTTCCTTATAAGCTAAAAGAGTACGTGCCCTTGGGGGCACTACACTTTACTTGGGCAAAATATTCAATGTTAATTGATCAATCTATGAATTTTGGGTCGCCTTACAATGTACATATAAACAAAGAAGGTAAACCTGATTTTATATTTAAATCAAAAAGTGTTGAGCCTACAGAAGAAAACATATTAGCTTATCATTATTTATCAATGATGTTCTTTCAGAAATATAATTTCTTTCCATATACAATACATCCAAACCTTAAACCTAATGTAATAAATAATGGATTAGTTTCTACTAGAATAAGTACAAGATTTTATTGTAAAGAAAATGGAATGATTACTAATAGACCTAATGTAATTTATACTTCACATGGATATATATATAATAACGATGGAAACTGCATAGGTTTTTTGGAAATTCCTTATAAATTATATATATTTATGTTCTATCGTTTATATTCTTTACCCGATCATACAATACATGAATTAAATAAATCACATTATCAGTATGATGATTTACTTAAAGATATATATTACAATACAAGAGTGGTAATAGATGAGCGATATGATCTAGAAGATGGGCATAATAATTTAATAAATTACTTGCGAGAAGAACGTCATATAGATCTAACTAGTGAAAATAAAGATGTAATAAATAAAGTAAGTAATATATTTGAATATGTTACTGATAAAACAATAAATATAAAAACTAAAAAACAAATAATTAATGTATGAATGATATAAAATACAAAGCTATTGTATTTGATATAGATCATTCACTAACGACATTGGGGGGACCTAAAAGACAAGAAGAAGTCTTTGGTCTTCCCCCTATTTCTCATGTTGGTGGGCTCGGGTCTATAAACAAAGTATTATCTAAACTATTAGTAAAAAGATCAATAACAAAACAGCATGAATTACTTGGTGATTATGCAGTAGATGAAGTTATTGACTTTTCAGATAAACTTAGAGAAGCTGGTGTAAACATGATGATTCTTGATACAATCACTATGTTGGGTACGCAAGAGCGTACTGAAATTATAAGAGAAAGAACAGGAGATAGCAAAAACAAACTAGAGTCATTAGACCAACAAGGATGGGGTATATATGGAGCTAGAATGGAGAAGTTTATAAACTTTTTATCAAAGTGTAACTTCCCTGTTATTATTACTGGTCATGTAAACAGAGAGCCTGATGAGTTTGGTAGACCTATAGAGTATCCTGATATAAAGGGTAGTACCAAAACTTCTATTGGCAGATACTTTGATGTAATACTTTATTCAAAAGTAAATAAATCTGGAGATGGTAATGCAACATATACTTGGATTACAAAAGCTGACTCTAGATATTTATTTGCAAAGAATAGAGGTAATTATTTAGAGCCAATAATAGATCAGAATCTTTCTATTATTTTATCTAAATACAAAGAAAACGGAATAAATGCCCCAAAAATACTAATACTTGGTGATACAGGTAATGGTAAATCGTGGTCATTACAAACAATAAACAATAAATAATATAATATCTGAGGTGAAATATGTTAATTGCAGGAAACTCAAGTCCTACAAAATCAAGTAATAATTCTATTGCAGAAGGAGTGTTTGCTAAGAAAGGTGTAATTACATCTTGTGTTCAAAGAACAGGCGAAACTTTAGGAAATAAAGGTTATGTACCTGATGTTTATATTGAATTTACAATAAACTCTGATGGGTATGATAACAAAGTATTAGTATTTGGTAATATGATAAGAGATAAACAAACTAATGCTTTTGTAAGTTTAGGATCTGCAGGTAAAGCAGACCAAACATTTCATAGAATAGGGGCATTGGATGGATTATCTGACGAACAAAAACAAATACTTACAGAACCTAGAATTGCATTTACTCCTGATGTAATACAAGCATCAGTAGGTAAAGCGGTTTACTTTGTTTCTTATGTGTATGGCAAAAGAAATAATAGTGACAAACCAGCTTATACTAATTTTAATTATTTAGTAGGTGCTACAGATGATAGGACTGCGGAAGATGCCTATAATGAAATATATACGGCGCTAGGATCATCTGATTATGATAACAAAAAACTAAGAGAAGGTAGAAATTATCTTGCTTATTATAAAGATAATAATCCTTTACCAAGTAAACCTACTCCAAATATTTCTTCTAGTAATAGTTCTGATGATTTATTATTTTAAGAGTACTCTAAGTTAAAGTTAATTGTTTTTGGTTAAACAAACGCTCCCCTTTAGTTGATTCTAGAGGGGAGTTTTAATTTTCAATACAAATAAATATGAGCCAACGTTATATAGAGTTCGTAGTGGATTCTACATTTAACAGAGGGCACTTTATACCAGAAGAAAGATTAGCTGGATACGTTACTGCAAACATAAATAAAGTAATGTATATGTCTTATTATTCTTATGATAAAACAATGCTAGACCATGTAAAACAGATGAGTTCTGTTGCTGGTTTTAGAGGCACAAGACATCATCATAAAACAATAATAGACATAGATGGCGAATCATCTGATTTAAAAACTGTAACTAATGTAGCTTATGAAATTGTAGAGTATCTTACTTTATATCATGAAGTAAAAGAAAACAATATACAAGTATGGTTTTCTGGAGGTAAAGGTTATCACATACATATGCCAAATGTATTTGGATTTGAATCTTCTGATCATTTACAAGAAGATGTTTCCTCTACATTTAAATCATTTTTTATTAGATGGGATGGCTTTGTTGATACAGCACCTACTTCTTCTACAGGATTAATTAGAGCGCCGTATAGCTTGCATAAATCTGGTTTACATAAAGTACCTATATCTCACAAAGAACTATTTGAATTAAATAAAATGAATGATCCTACAGATGCAATAGCAAAGGTAGCGGGTGATAATTTTATTTCTCAAAGAGTTTTATATCCATTTAGTGATGAAGATAACAACACATTAGCTGATGAAATAATTACTGGAGAAATAAAAACTAACTGGCATCAAATGAATGACTATGATAATCCATCATCAGTTGTTACTTGTATGCAAAAATTAACATTACGAGGCCCTTTGGGGGGCCGTCGTCACAAAGATGCATTACGACTAATAAGCTCTTGGAGAAGGCATGGTATACTTGCTTCACTATCAAGAGTTATGTTGTTAAAATGGTTAGATATACCAGATAATACAAAAGAAGCTGCTGAGTTTACTAAACTAGTAGAAAATGTTTATGATAAAGAATACAGTTATGGATGTAAAGATGAAGTTATGTCCGAGTATTGTGATTCTAAATGCATATTTTATAAGAATAAAGACTTTGTTTTAGAAGTAAATAATGCTGATACAATGTCACAAAACTTATTACAATACATAGAAAAAGTAGACTATCAAGGTATAAATATACTAGGCCTTTATGGAATAAATGGCATGTATAAATTTGTACCTGGAGAAGTAATGGTTGTAACAGGAGATACAGGTGCTGGTAAAAGTGCTTTTGTACAAGATTTATTATGTAGAGTAAAACAGAAAACACTGTATTTAAATTTAGAGATGCATGAATCTCTTTTATACAGAAGATTTCTGCAAAACACTATGAATAAATCAAAAGAAGAAATAATAGAAATGGTAAGAGAAGGTCAGTTATTAAATGATCAATTAGATTTTATTGACATACTTTCTCAATCACCAGATATATCTACATTATCTAGGTTAGTTTCTCAGAAAGATTATCGCTTTGTAGTTGTTGATACTTCAGATGGAGTACGAGCAGAGAAAGCAGGTAATAATGAGTTTGTTAAACTAGGACTAATAGTAGAAGCATTTAGAGAATTAGCTCAAAACAAAGATATACAAATAATATTAATACATCATTTAAAGAAAAGAGATACTCCTACTAATCCAATTGATTTAAATGATTTATCTGGAAATAGAGCTAATGTAACTAAAATGGATCATGTATTTGCACTAGAAGGGGCAGATACAGATAAACGTCTACGATCTCTAAAGAATAGAGATGAAGGACAATTAATTATAAATTTAAAATTTGATTATAATGTTTTTAGATTCCAACGAAGTTCAACAAGAATTACATAAAACAAAGGTTACCCCTTTATCAGACCTTAGTGCAGAAGAATTAAATAATTTGTTTAGTAGTGATATACAAAACAATACTATTATTTCTAGTACAGGGCAAGTTGAAGGATATTTATTTGCTATCAAAAAATTAGTAAATGATATAGATAACCTAAAAAATCTAAAGAAAAATTCTGTTGAGTTTTACAATAATAAAATAGAATCAACAGAACGAACTATAGATATGTTAAAAAGTAGAATAAGTGAATTTATGTTATCATCAGATAATGCAAAGATACCTACGCAAGCAGGCACAGCTTATTTTACTAAAAGAACTAAAGAAGTTTATCCAGATGATAATGCTCTTATTGAATTCTCTAAACAAAATAAATTAGAGATGACAATAAAATTATCTCCTAATAAAAAGATAATTAAGAATCATATAAAGAATGGAGGTTCAGTTCCAGAAGGATATTCTACTCATGAAGTAACAACATTAAGTATAAGGTCATGAGTTTATTTCTTAAAATAAAAATAAATGAAAATCCTAAATCTCAACCTCGTCATAGGCATACTGCTCGTGGCAAAATAGTGAGAACATATGATCCAAAGTCTAAGGATAAAAAAGAATTAGCTAAATATATAACAGAAAATTATTCGTTTGAAAAAACAGATAAACCTTTATTGATAGTTATTCAAGCTAATTTTAAAATACCTAGTTCATTATCTGAAATAAAGAAAGGTTTTACAGTAGGTAAATATAGAGCTAAAAAACCTGACATAGATAATATAGCTAAGTATTATTTAGATGCAATGAACAATGTTGTTTACTTTGACGATGCTCAAGTAGTAGCATTGAATATTGTAAAAAAGTATTCTGATAAACCCAAAGTAGAAATATCATTGTATTTTTCATAAGAATAAGCATCAACTGTAATGGTTGGTGCTTTTTTTTTTATTTTTTTTTAATTTATATTTATAAATCAATCCAAAAAATTATGCCATTAAAATATTTTAATCAATCAGATTTTGATTCATGTAATCCATCATGTGATATTAATGACGTACATAGTGATTTATTATCTATGTTAGATTCAGCTAGAGAGCTTGCTGGTGTTCCTTTTAAAATTAATTCTGCTTATAGATCTTATACGCATGAGTTAAATCAAGGAAGAGATGGAACATCTTCTCATGTAAAAGGATTAGCTGTTGATATATCTGCAACAGACTCTGTTAATAGATTTAAAATAACATCAGCATTAATTAAATCTGGATTTAACAGAATAGGTGTACATGATGTATTTATACATGTTGACATTGATAAAGATAAATCAGAAAATGTTTTTTGGTTATATTAAGTAAAATAAAAAATTATGGATAAAGAATTAAACCAAGTAAAATTCGACATCAATAAATTAGAAGCTATGATTGAAGTATTGGCAAAAGATGTTCAAGAAATAAAAGAGGCTTTAATAGGCAATGAGTTTGGTCAAGAAGGACTTGTTAAAAAAGTAAATCAAAATGAACAACAAATTGCTGAGTTAATTAAATTTAAACAAAAAATTATAGCTTGGGCTACAGGGGCTGGACTTGGTTCTAGTGCATTAGTCAATGCTATTGCGGAGATGTTAAAATGAAAAAAAAATTACTTAATTTAGGTTTTATAGATTTACTTACTAAAAAAGCACCTAAGCTAGGTGCAAAAGCAGCCACTGTTGTTGCCAGTATAGCAACCAATGGTAGAAGTGATAAAATACTTGAACTATTTCAAAAAGAAGTAAAATCATCTACTGAGTTATCTGATGATGATAAAGAAATTATTTTAAATCAAATGCAACATGATTTAAATGAATTTGAAATGGAAATACAAGATGCTCAAAATGCTCGTGATGCTGAGTTTAAAAGACAAAATTCTAAAAATGCTTTTACTCGAAATATGAATACTATACTTGCAGCTTCAATTATTGCAGGAGCTTTTGGCTTAGTTGGTATTCTTATATTTACTGATGATATAGGAGGTAACTCACAAACATTAGTAAACGTAGCATTTGGTGCAATCTTTACAGCTTTTACTACTGTAACAGGTTATTACTTTGGTAAGTCTACTTTAGATAGTGATTAAAAAAATTCAACAGGAGTTTCTATTACTTGAGTTATAATAGATTGCTCTGCATTAGATTTTTTTAATTTAAAATCAACGAACCATCCACCAATGTCAGTAGGATTAAAATTCTTTTCTACTGCCCATCCTGACACCCCTTTATTAATACTATCTATATAACTACCAGATTGAATATATTTTACTTTATCTTTATATATTCTACCGTTGGGTGAAACCCGTATTCTAGCAGTTGATGGGTCATACCATTTTTGATGTGTATGACCACGAACTAAAATATTAGCGTCTGGATATTTCATAGCTTCAATTTGAACATCAAGCATACCTTTAGATCGTTTAGCATTACCTCCAAAACCATGATGATAATGTATTTTACATATTTGTGATGTTCTTTTGTTTTTCATTCTAAAAAATACCCATCCAGAATATCCTCCTAGCTGTATATTTACATTTGGTTCTAAATTTAATGCCCATACTATAGAGCGCAGTATATCATGATTATGAAACTTACTTATAGTCTTTTCATGATTACCATAAGAAATAAGGGCTATATTTTGAGCGTAAGGCTTTAAAAACTCTACGGCATACTCTACTACTAAATCAAGGTAGGTACGACCTTTTTGAATAAACTGAGGGTCTAATTCTTCACGTTGCAATCTTCTGTCACCATAAGAAGCCATTACATCTAATAAATCTCCAAATATAAAGATTAATCCATTTGCATCTTTAATTTCATCAAGATGTCTTTTAAATATATTTCTTTTACATCCTATAGAGTCAAGATGTATGTCAGAACAAAATAAAGTTGGTACTAATTCAGTAGAACGAACACCTTGATATTCAAAAAGATGTACGTTTTCATTTAGTTCTTCAATGTGAAGTTTCATTTTTGAGTATAAAAATCTGTTAATTCTTTTATTTCTTCATCAATAAAACGACTTCTTGCTTCATATAAACCTAATGATTTAAGAGTAGCACTATCTTCCATATTATTAACAAGCCTAGTTAAAGAATGAAAATGGATACCTGTTAAATATTGTGGAGCCATTGCTGGAGTATCTATAGATCTTATAATATTACGAGCAAGCATACCATAAGGCAATAAGCTTACGACTCGATAATCAAGAGCATCTAGCATATCTTTATCACTAATCATCGCTATTGCCATTTCAATAGGTATAGTAAGTGGTGTAGCAAGAACCCGTGTAGAAGGAGGCAAGATTGCTTGTACTGGGTTAAAAGGATAAGGAAGTGTACCAAAGAAGGCTCTATCTCTTGCTTCTTCATCTCCAAAAAAGTAATCACTAAAATCTAATAAGTAATTCCAAGGAGCAGGCACTATACTTTCAAACATACTTAAAGGCATAAGAGTAGCAAGAGCAAACATTAAAGCATCAGCTTGAGCCATCCTTACAAATCGTGCATACTCTTGAGTTCCTTCTTGAAATCCAGAACGTCTTGCTTCTGCTACAATATCTCTTCTAAATCGTACAGAGTTCCAACTCCATAATTGAAAACGTGACCATACTCTACCTAAATTTGTTCGTGCAATAGCAGGTCTATTAGCTGCGTTATATAAAAACTGAGTACCCCAAACACCTTTTAATGCTTGCTGTATTAATATTGGATCATCCCATCTAAAAGCACCTGAGTTTACCATCATACTTTCTCTTGCTTGTATATAGTGTGCCCAGAATGATCTTGTTCTTAATCTCATTTCTACTGAACTAAGAAGCCATGCCCCAGATCCAGACACAACATCTGCCATATTGTATTTTCTAGCAATATCTAAAACCTCTTTACGATAATTTTTTTTATCAGATTTAAGAACACCTACAATTTCTTTCATAAATGATTTTCCTTGCGCCGTAAGCTGCTTTGTAGGTCCTACCTCTGATGCGACCATAGATTCTATTGCCCCAAACTCTATCGCTAGTTTACGAGCTTTTTCTGCGCTATCAATAGATGGGTCTACATTATCCCTTAAATATGTCCATCTACTTGCTTTTAACCAAGGTCGTAATCCTGTACTAACAGCAGTCATTGCATTACCACCTGTGTAATTATTTGTCATAGATGTAGTATTGGTAAGCAATGTTAAGAGCTGATACTTACCTTCTAATCTTGTAAACCATTTTAATCTTTCTTGAAATTCTAAACTTCCTTGTTCATTTTTTTCCATTACTTTATCTTCCCAACCAAATCGTTTAACTATACGATTCCATTGTTTTTGTGCATATTGATCAGATAAATAATAGTAAGGTCTTCTTTTAAAATTTAAATATGGATCTTGAAAATATTCTTTTCCAAACGATCCTGGTTTACCAGCAAAATCCTGAATATATAACTCTGCAAATTTAGCCCAAGATTCAGTAACATCACCCATAGACTTAGCTTTTCTAAAATCACGTAAATATTTTTGAGCTAATATTACACCAAATGTTTTATGATATGCCCTATTTAATCCTTGAACATATTGGTCATATGCAGATTCTGATGTTTCCCATCCGCCAAGTAATCTATCACTTCTGCCAGCAAGATTACCAAATTTTCTTATTGTTACTTCTCCTTTTCTATTTGATTGATAATTTTTAGTAGAAAATAATGCATCTATAAAATCAGAAGATAAACCAAGATCATCTAACTTTCCTTGAGTGTACCATCTTTTAACAGAAAGTCCATTTCCACTATCTACTTTTTCTTCTCCAAATCTTTCTACATATTCTTGTATGGCTTCTTCGCTATGATTTACATGAGGTACATAAGATTCATAAGGAAGCTTACCTATCATTGGTCGTAAGAAAAAAGTACCATCAGGGTTTCTTCTATAGACAGGGCCGTCAGGGCCCTCTCTTTCAACAACACCCCTATCATTCATTCTTACTTCAAATAATTTTTTATTTCTTAATTCAACATCTGCAATATCAGCAATAAGGGTTGGTTGCCCATTTACTACGACTCTTGTATTATTTAAATACTCAAGTTCTCTAGCTATTTCAAACATATTAGATAGACCTATATTAGCAACTCGTTCACTTTCTAATTTAGTGCCTTCAAATTGCTGTATAAGTTTGTTTATTGTATCATTTACATCCATGCTTCCGTCATCATTTCTTGTTACAAAATTTTCACCAGAAGCAGGTCGTATAAACCCTTCGTCTATAGTTTGATTTCTTTTAGTATAAGCTCTTGATATAATACCATGATTAACAAAACCTTTAGAAATACTACCCATTAAATCTTCACCAGTAACCATTTCTCTTTTACCAGTTTCAGGATGATCTATGTAGTATTTTTTATTTTTTAATTCATTGTATATTCCCTCTACCTCTTTATATCTAGACTCTAATAGTTCTATATTGTATTCTAAATTTTCAATATCTGTTTCATCTTTAGCAGATTGTATTCTTTTTTTATAATCATTAACAAGCTGCATTTCTTTTATTCTTAACGAAACAAGATTTAAATTAACCCTGTCAGAAAGTACGCTGTCATCATTTAAAAATCTAAATTGACCAGATTGATATTCAGAAAGTAAAGATGTTGTTGCTGATGTAGCCTCCTCTACACCACCAAGAGCCCTTCTCATTTTTTCATAAAAAGACATAACCTCTCTAACTTCTTTATTTTTATATCCATCTACAGTTAAAACTTGAGCAATTTGTTTACTGGATATTTCAGGGTTATATCTTTTAAATAACTCTCCTAATGTGTCTGGGAAAAAGAAATCATATAACCTACTTACATTTTTAGTAGGATCAGTTTGTAAAAGTTTTTCTAAAAATGTTTTCTTTCCTAAGTTGTTTAAGAACCTAGTAAATGTTACTAAGTCATCAACAGTAGACATTTTTAGCTCTTTCTTAACATATCCTTCGTATATACTATTAAAGTTTTCACCTACAGTTGAAGGGTGTTTTGATATATGAGCTTTTAAATCATCTAATAAATCTAAATTTCTTTTTCCCTCTCGTGTATTAGGATCATAGTTTACTTTGCTCTTTGTATCTGTAATTATTTTTTCTAATAAATCTTTAGCAAAACCTTCTGATATTACCTCATCGGCCACGGCTGATTGCCTGGCCTCATTCTCGTCTATAGGAGGTCTATTAGCACTTATTCTTTTAACATAATCTTGTACAGATTGTATATCACCAAAATTTTCGTTTCCTCTAGATCTATAATCTCTAAAATCTTTTTCAATAAAATCTAATATTTCTTTTTTAACATTAGGATCTATACCTCTTATCAAGGCTTGTTCAAGAATCATACTAGACCTTGGGTCTATTAAGTCACTAGATATTTTGTCTTTTGGATTAGCCTGTATAATATTATTATATGCTGTTATCCAGTTAGCAACATTTTGATCACTAACATGGGGTAATGAAAATCCTGCAAGAGAATTATTTTTATTTTGATATATACGTAAAACTCTATCAGGAAGTACTCTTAATAACTCATTGTATTCGCTAACAGATCTAAAATCATCTGATGATAAATAATCATATGTGTATTTATCATATGAGCTATCATCTAAAGAAACTTGTCTAGCTTCAAAATAATTATTAGCTTTTTTGCTTGCTATAATGTATTCATATCTTGCTATTTCATCTATACTATACCTTTGTTGAGATAAACTACCAAGCATATAAGAATCGTAGTAATCTTTTTCTTCTTTAGTTTTTAATTTAGATTTATAGTTTTCTGTAAATTTTTCTAAACCTTCTATATTTTTAACAGACTTTATACCTAGATTATTATCATTAAGTACTACATTTTGTATGTAACTAGGGTCTGTTTTATCTGTTGCCTCAAATTTATTTTTATTGTATTTAAACTTATCTACATGCTTTCTTATAGCACCTAGTTTTTGTTCAGATATACCCTTCGCTATTGCCGCTTCAAAAGTAGCTTGATTAGTTTGCATAGTAGCTAAATTTGAAACAGCTCGTTCTATTTCAAAAGCAAATTTAAATGTTCTGTTATGGTCATCTTCTCTTTTGCCAATAGCAAATATATTTTGACCAGAGGCTCTTAACGTTTGGATATATTCTTTTAAAGGATTATTAGATAATACAGATGCATAATCCTTGCTACTATGTAATCTAGAAAAATCATTTACTATTCTAAACAAAGTAGATGTGTTTACTCTGGCATATCTAAGAAATTCATTTACAGTACGTCTAGAGTTTTTATCTGTAGAACTTTTTTCTACTACAGGTTTGTAATTATCTTTTACAGCTAAAGAAAGTCTTTTTACAGCATCAGAATATGCTGTCCCTAAATCTTGCTTTCCATATTGACCATCAAAATCTTTTAAATTATTATTAAACTCATCAAATTTTACAACAACTTTTTGTCTTGTTTCTGGGTCAAATTTTCTCCCATCTATAGTTCCATTAATTAATTTTAAACCCCTAGATGTATTTATTTTATTTAAATTAATAAATTTATCAAATTTACCAACACCAAATGCATCTGAATCATATACAACTCCATCTTCATCAATAAGGCGGTAGCTATCAATTGCCTCAAGACTAATTTTATTAGCAATAGTATTTCTATTATAAGGCAACCTTCCAGTAGCATCTACCGCAGCATTCATTGCTTGTCTTCTAAGAGAAAATAAATTTTTTAAAGAATTTTTAAATTTTAAATCTAAAGCAACTATAGTCTTTTTAAAAGTTCGTTCAGTTTCATATTGACGAGCATTTCGAACATCATCAATAAAAGTTATAGATGCCTCTGTTGGTGTTATTTCTATAGTATTTGAACCATCAATTCCTGCATCATATAATTTTTTTGCACTTGTAGCAATAGGCCCTATAGTAGCTGATGGGCCAACCATTCTATTACCAAATGTAGTATATAAATGATTTTGCAATACAGATAATGGGTTTAAAGCATTTGATAATGTTCCTTTTTCAGCAGCCTGTAATCCTCCTTTTGGATCTGTTACTCCACCCTGCCCATCATCATATTCATCTTTTATTTTTAATATTGCATTTTTAATAGGAGAACCTTCGGCTCCTTTATCTAAATTTTGAAAGAAATGCATTTTATCGCCATCGTTATCGGCGCCGCCTAAATACTGCATATCAACAGTATTTAAATGCATACCATATCCTCTTCTATTTGTAAAACCATTAAAACTTAATACTCTAGCACCAGAGGGAGAATCTTGAGGAACACGAATTACAATAAAATCAAATATATCTTTCATTTGATTTTTTTTCGTAGCATCAGTTTCTTTTTGATATAGATCCCAAGCCTTACCCATTTTCATTTGGGTACCATCTATCCATTCTATATTAAAGTTTCTCATTTCTTTTGCAAGCATGTATTGACCTCTTTTAATAGGCTTTCTTAAATCATGTTGCAAAAACGAATCATTGCCAAAAGCAAATGTCATTCCAGAGTTTTTTATCTTAGGTCTAGTTGCCCTATTAATTACATATCTTTTAAAAGCTTCATAAGCAAAACTACTAACTTGTTCTCTGTTAATAATAGAAGGCTCTAGCACACCATATTTTAATGCTACTTTTAATATCCTATCTGAAGAACTATTAAAATCAGTTATGTTTAATTCTGGAAGTATAGAATCTAAATCATCAGCTCCTCCTTTTGTGTCTAAGGCATCTATATAATGCTCATCTTTAGGAGAAAATATTTTTGCCCATATTTTAGAATATAATGGGCCACCATAAACAAACGTCTTATCTTTTTGAAATAATATTTTATATAGATTTGATACATTTATATCATCTACATCTAAGTCTTGTACTTCTTTTTGAGTAATAGTATTGTCTTCAATTTTTTTATTTATATCAGCATTACCCTCTATAGAAGGATTAATGTGATTATCTAATAATGCTTGTCTTGCAGCTTTATCTGTCATAGATGACAATAGCTGTTTAGGTATTCTTGCATCCTCTGGCATCTTTTCATATACACCAAAGTTTACACGAACATTTTTAGGATCTATATTAAATACATTTAATCTTTGACCTTCTCTTATAACAGGGCCATTAGCAGTAAAATCTATATTATTTATTGGTCTAAGACCTCTTTGTTTTACCGCAGTATCAAAAAATAAAAAGTCAATATTATTTTGCTCCATAAACTTTTGAGCTGATCCGTCTGCTCCAAACGCTCCAAGTTTACCAACAATCATCCCATTCCCATCTCCTTCATCTCCTACGACTGTAAATTTGGCAAATCCCGACTCTTCTGGTAGTCCAGAGTCTTCTAGTATGCCTCTAAAGCTATCGTCTTTTACAAGCAAAATTCCATCAGTATGAACTTCATTAAAATCTATTTGATTTAAATAATCTTTAGCATCCGTTCCACTAACTATAGAGCCTCTTAGCTTTCCTATACCAGGAGATAAAGTATAATTACCATCAGCAATAGGCTGCATTCTTTTATTTATATCTTCTGGAGATAATACAAAAGAGCCAGAACCATCTTTATTAGCTTTTGCCATTACTTCTAAAGGCAAGCCATTAAGCCTTTCTAAAAGTAAAATATTATTGTATTGATATTTTTGATTTATTTTGCCTGGTGCTAATTTTATTTTTAAATCTGAATCTGCTTGATTTATTGCATCTAATTTTGATTGCAAAGAAGCAACCCAAGCATCATTAGTATCATCAAAAAACCAACCATCAGCATGATATAAAACACCAGAATCTTTTTTACCAAAAGTAAAAGGCTTTCCTATTTTTGCAGATACACTAAGATATTCTCCTGCTACAGGATTAATTAAATTGCCTCTTGTTTCAAAAAATGTTTCAAATAAATTATTTACTTTACCTCTTCCGTCATCAGAATATTTAGAAGCAATCATTCGTCTTCCAAAACTTTCAATAGTTTTTTGAAAATGACTTTTTGATTTTACTTCTGGAACTCTTCTAAGGTCTGATAACTGACCTGCTACAGGTTTAAATTTATCTATCTCTAATCTAGCGCCTCTATTATATGATATCTGATCTATATTTTGATTTTGAGATATTTTCTTTATTGCCTGTCTTAGTAATCTTGTAGATTCTTTTGGTGCTTTAGATATTTCTACATCAAATTTTATTTCTATTTCTTTTAATGTTCTATCTACAGAATATTTTTTTGCAACACTTTTTTCAATATCCCTTCCTATATCTACAAACTTTTTTAATCCTGTATCATCAACTGTACCAGGTATAGCATCTTCTGCCCACATTGCAAGAGGATCTCTTAATGTAGTATTTATTTCATGGTCTTCGAATCCTTGACGTATAACTAATTCATTAGATTTATTTGTAGACTCTGTATTTCCATATTGTATTTTAAATCTTGTTTTTAATACATCTTGAAATTGTTCTTCTAATATTAAATCAGAAATACCTTTGTTTTTTATTGTTTTTCCTGCAATAGCGTATGCTTCATCTACATCAATACCCTTGTCTAATTGTTCTTCTATAACAGCCTTAGCATACTCCCTTCTAAATGCTTCTCTAGTTTGTGGGCTTTCATCTAATACGCCTCTAAAGGCATCTGCTATAATACCACTCGCATCACCACGTGCACCAAACTGAAACTGCATTTGATCTCTAACTAATTCCTGCTCTTCTTTTCTTAAATCTTTAAAACCAGGATTTAATTCTGGATCTAACATTCTATCAGTTAAGGGATATCCTGTTTCTGCTTCTGTTTGTTGTCTTGTTTTATTTATAAAATTTATTGCATTTCTTTGTGTTAATGGAGTATCAGTAATCCCAAAATATGCACCAAGTAAATAATGATATATTTGAAGTTCTATAGGATCACCAAGAGAGGCGCTTAGGCCGCCTCCATACAAACTAGATGATATAGTCCTAAGTGCTAAGTTTGCTTGTTTTGCAGAAACCCCACCTTTTGCAAGCATCTTACCAAGTTCTGTAAAATTACTTATACCTCTAAATACACCACCTTCTGCGGCCCCCATAAGGCCGCCTTTAAGCATAGCATCTATACCGCCTGACCAACTACTAATAAAACTAGCTGCACCAAATTTAACTGCAGTATCTGTAGCATCTATTATTTTATCTTGTACGCCTTCTGAAAAATATTTTAATGCTTTATTTTTATATACAGGATGTACATAGTTTTTGTATTGTTTTAATACAGCATCTCCAATAACTAATGGAAATGATTTTCCTGCTAAAGGTTGGCTAACTATCGGGTCTAAAGTTTTAAATCCTTTTTGTAATCTTGCTGCTCCACTAGCAATCTTTCCTGTTCCTAAACCTGCAACTTTTCCAAGTATTTTAGCACTATTAACAGTTGTTAATCGTGTAAGGGTACCTGCGCCAGGTATTATACCAATAAACCCAAGTAATTGCCCACTGCTCCTTGCTATTGCTTCTGCAATATTATCTGGGTCTTCACCCATAGGAATAGTAGTAAATCCACTACCAACACCAAGGGCAAACTGACTTAGAACGCCACCTATGGATTGCGATATATTTTCTTCTGATTGTTCCTGATTTCTTGTAAACCTTCTTCCTAAAGTTTTTCCTAGATATTCAATCTGGTCTAAATCATCTTCGCTAAATGCTTTAGGATTAGCTCGGTAGAGTCTGACAAGATCAGTATATCTTTCGCCATACTGCTCATCATTCATATTATTCCTCTACTGGTGGTGGGTTTTGAGATTGATTCTGTAATAAAATTTGTTGTAAAAAATTTGTTGGATTTGCTATACCTGCACTTTGTTGTATCGCCCCCGAAGCACCAAATAAAGTTTCAATAGGTGTGTTTTGAATTTGTATCCTTGCTGCTTGCTCTAACAACTCAGGATTCATTCCTGATATTTCAGCCGGTGTTCGACCAATTACTGATTGCGCAGCTTCAAATGGAAGCCCTGTTTCTTTTTCAAATACTAATTTATCTCTTAATTGACGAAGATCATTTAATCTTGATAATGATTGTAAATTAGTTTGTTGAATTGCTGCTTTTTTAGGGTCATAATCTAGTGAAAAAGGATCCATTTGCGCATCAGTATCAGGTGTTCTTATATCTGATAATAATGTGCCTTGAAGAAGATCTTTAACAAAAATTTCAGCACCTAAAAAACCTGCTGCCAAACCCTTTCCTGTTCTTGTTAAAAAACCAAATCGTTCATTTGGATCTATAAATGCAGGAGCAGTTTCCAAAGTAACTTCTTCATTGCTAAATGAGTCCATAAATGTTTCAACAAATTCTTCTCGCAATCCTTTTTGTTGTATTTGTTGATTTACAGCTTCTTGAAGAGCTGTTACTTCGCTCCTTTGTTTTTCTAAATTAAGTCTTTGTAGCTCTTCTTGCATATACCTGGCAAACTCTTTATTGGTAGTAGTAAGAGGCAAACCATATTGATTAGCTACTTCTTCAGGTATGGGACTATCTAAATACTCTTCTTGCTCTTGTAATGTAGTAAGATTTTGGTTTACTTGTTTTGCTTCAGCTTGAGATATAGATAATTCTAAATCAGATATTTTTTCTTCATTTTCATATAATTTTCTTCTTTGAGCCTGTTCTTCTTTACCCGTTTCTATTTGAAATTCTCTTAATGCAGCAAGGGAGTCTGCATTTGCTTTATTTGCTAAAGCATTTGCTTGCGCTATTGCTTGATCTGCCGCAAACTTATTAGCCTGTAACTGTAATTGAACCATATTAGATGCTCTATCTTGAGCAGCTCCAGATTCTCTTAAAAATACTTCTGCAAAATTAATAGCCATAATTAACCACCCATCATATTATTATAGTTAGATACAGCTTGACTAAATGAGTCCATTAAATTTTTATTTTGTTGCTCTTGTATTGTAGAGCCATAACGTTGACCAAGTAAACCTGCACCAAGGTTAGCTATATTACTAAATATATCTACACCTGTTTGTCTTCTAAATGCTCTATCTTGTTGCATAGCGCTAAACTGTTGACCATATATGTTAGCTAACAATCCTTGATTAGCTCTTTGCTGTTGTTGAAAGGCTCTTAATGCCACATCCCCTGCTCTGTTCTGTGCTTGTTCAGCCATAAGTCCAGCCGCAGCAGTACTACCACCTGTGGCCTGTGCTAGTCTTGAAAAATCCTGAAATGATGGAGCAGCATCCATTGCTACTTGTCTAAACTCATCTAAATTTCCTTCCTGTAACTGAGCTACTAAATCATTTAAATTAGAAGATAGTGGAGATGTCTGCCTTCTTGAAGCTCTTCTAGCCCCTATAAGACCTCCTAATAAACCAACTCCCATACCAACTACAGGATTAGCCATAAAAGCACCTACCTTTCCTAAGCCACCTAAAGCACCTATTGCTCCACCAATATTAAGTCCACCTCTTAATATTCTACCTAAACGACCTCTACGATTAGATGTATTAGTTTGATTAGTTTGATTAGTTTGAGCTAAATCTCCAGTAACAAAATCAAAAGGATTAGAATGAGGAACACCGTAATGCATAATATTTTTCTTTAGTTATAATCAAATATAATACAAGTAGCAAATAAATACTACTTTCTTCTTGCTTTAACCTTTTTCCATAAATCAGCATCAGCTTTTCTGGCTCCTCCAGAGCCACTAGCAAAAGACTTAGCTCTTGCTAAACCCCAAGATGTAGGCGTTTGCCCAGGTCTAGAGCCAGATGAAAAGTAAGCTCCTTTGCCTCTTTTAACAACCTGTCTTAAAATAGAAACAGGAACATTATATTGTTTAGAGTAGTTTTTTAAAGTAGTTTCTGCACTACTTTTTCTTTTTGGTGTACTTTTTTTTGCCACTTTTACTCCTTTGTTTTGAAATCCTGTCCATCATAGCTTTAGTTAGTTTGCCTTTTTTATAAAGACTAGCTGTTTTTTTTATCTCCTCTTCTCTAGACTTTTTATTTTTAGCACCAGCAACATACTTTCTGGGTACGCCACCTTTAGTCTTGGGAACTTTAGCAAATTTTCTAGCCATTAGGACTTCTTTCTTTTTTTATTCTTTCTTAATTTTTTAAAATCAGCACCAGTAATTTTATTTCTAGGAGGAGCTACACGTGCTATTTTTTTTTGTTTAGAACTATACTTTTTACTAGGCATACTTTACCATTTTGTTTTATGTGACCAATAGCGTGCGGAAAGTTTACTTGGATTAGGATCTTGAGCATTATGTCTTGCATAATAACTCTTACGTCTGGCTTTATCTTTCTTTGATTTGGGATTCTTTCCTGCCCCAGACACACCTTGTTGCCCAAATCGTATAGTTTTTACTTTGTCGCCCACCTTAGCAACAACTACATGAGATTTAGTTGCATGACTGGGTGTTCTTTTTGGTTTGTTATATCCAGAAACACCTGCCCTTGCTAAACGTGGGTCTTTCTTTTTAGCCATCTTAATACTTTCGCATCATTCCTTTACCTCTTTTAGAGGTCATTCCCATTTTTTTCTTCATGCCTTTCATAGGCTTTTTTTTCTTTTTCATTCCTGACTTCATTGATGTTTTACTATACTTCATCTTGATCTCCTTTTTGTTTTTCTATTTCAGCATTATAGTTATTAATTGAATTTTCATATCCTTGAACTAGATAAGTTGTTTCTTCTAAATCTCTAATTAGCTTATCTCGAAGAATTTGTAACTCTTGCAATCTATCTACTGATTGTTTTATGTCCATGGAATTCCTTTCATTATTACTGGATTTGCTTTTGCATCAATCTGGCCCTGAACATTTGCTTCTATAGCATCTTTATCAAGCGCTTCATAAACCCAACCAAGAACTATTTCCTCAGTTAAGTCTGCATAAGCTACATAATCTTCAGATGATGGGTCTGGCGTAAAGGATTCAGAGCCATAGCATCTTCCTGTATGTACACCATCTACCTTGTTGCAATCCCAATGGGCTATAACAACACCTTTATCAGAGTCGTTAGTATATTCTAGTGTGTTTATTTTCCAATTCATTATTTAATTATTTTAGTGGTTCAACGATTATTTTTTTATTGTTCGTAAATTAATTTTTCTCCAGTTAAAGACTCAACCATCCTTGCTAGTTTTAGCATATCAACGTTAATCTTTTTACCATTCTTTTCAGAGTAATAAGACCAAGCCATCGGTTCAGAAGCACCTTCAGGAATTAGGCTGAAATTATGTGGTGATAGTGTTGTAACGTTGCCTGCCTCATCTCTTACCTTTAATTCACTAGAAGATGAAACATCTTCGGAATATAAAATTACACCATCGGTTGCGTTACCAGCTGGAGCAGTTCCATTTTTAAGTACAATATTGCCAGCACTAGAACTTGGCGTTGCAGTAGTACCTATCAATAAGTTGCCCACACTATCAATGCGCATTGCTTCGTTTAGTGAACCACCCGACTCAAATACAATGCTTCCATATCCAGTTGTTGTGCCTTTTGCTCTTATATAAAGATGTTCAAAACCCGAAGCATCATAGTTTATTTCCCCGTATGGTGTAGCGGATGGATTTCCAAATCTAATGGCTTGATTCGCTTGCGTGCTATCCTTGATGTGTAATCTTTTTTCAGCACTATCAGTACCAATACCTACGTTCTGACTTGAATCTACAAAAAGACCAAGTGTTCCATCTGCTCTTAATCCTACACCTGAACTAGCATTTGCATTGTCAGGGTCTGCATCTATGAATATCTTTGAACTATCCCATGTTATTCTATGGTCTTGTGATGCTGAATATCCAAGTCTAATTTCTGGGTCTGAACTATTGTGAACAGTCAAGGGTGCATCAGGCGAAGAAGCACCAATACCTACATTACCACTTGAATCAATACGCATACGTTCAGTAAAACTAGAGCCAGTAGTAAAGACAAGACCATCAGAGGTTGTAACGTTAATTGCTCCACGAACACTGCTAGCATCTTTTAACTGTAGATAAGCACCACCTGACTTAGTAAAGATAGCATTACCACCTGAGTCAATCTTCATTCGCTCTGTGTTGTTCGTGTCTATAATAAAGTCATGATTGCTCGATGTCCCTAAATGTGCATTACTGTCCTGTGCATAAGCAATAAATTGACAGTTATTGGTTGTGTCTTTTATGATTAATTTAGGTGAAGAGGCACTTTCTAAATGCAATGCAGAACTAGGGCTATCAGTACCAATGCCTACTTGTGTAATGTTGTCACCATTACCATTTTCAAGACCACCTGTTGTTGGTGTTCCTGCACTCGTGCCGATTGTTACAAGATTACCAAATGCTTCTTTAAGTTGTTTATTTTTTAAATCCATAATTAGTGTGAATCAAAGTGCATTGTTGATTGATTGAATATCTGATTAGATCTAGATATAACCCCTAATAACTTACTAGTTGTAGTAATTATTTGAGATGCAAAAAAAAGAAGCCTTTTCTTTTTCATTATATCATATCTACAAGTAAAAATTTAACAGTTCTTCCAGCGGCTTCGTTTTGAGATCCTTTTAATCGTAATAAAGTAGAGTCTTTAAAAACATCAGCAGGTAAAGAATGCTTACCCGTAGCTACTGATACACTAAATTTATTTCCAAATGTATCATATACATCATAAAATGTACCATCAACACTTACTTGAACATCAAATGATGTGTTGGTATAAGTACCATCTAATATTAAAGAGCCTACTTCAAAATTTCTTTGTCTTTCTGCTGTAGTTACTTCAGAAGAAATAGCAGCTCCAGAAGCTATTGTTGCTGTGACTATTTTTGACATAATTATTTTTTTGTGGTTTTAATTTTAATTTATAAAAAAAAACATTAATAATAAAATGTAGGTTTTACGTGTATATTTTTTATCTTTTTTTTCTCGCAGTCATAGCTGCTCTTTTAAATTGCTTAGCAGTAGGAGCGCCTTTACTACCTGGCTTTCTCATTTTGCCACCACGTTTTCTTTTAGCGTGTATATTTGCGTATAATCCTTTTCTTGGCATAATATTTTAAACTTTATAGGTTATTTGGAATACTAAATCATTACCATCTCCTGAAGAATTTGTATCTTGTGGACTTATGTTTAGGTATCCACCATTATTTGAATCAAAATGTATTTCTTGATAGTATAAAAAAATTCTATTATTTGAACCACCAATAATACCTAAATGCATTGGATGTTCTCCTGCCCAGTTATTGGCATAAGCAATACTACCTGCATATGTTAAAACATCATTACCAATCACATTGTTTGCACTAAATGGTATTCCTGTAATAAACACAGAGCCAGAAGTTGAACTCCAGGCAAGCGCATCTGTTCTTATTCTACCCCATAAATGTACAGTATCCCCTATCTTTGTGTATTGACCAAATGTTACACCCGAGTCATAAGTAGAAGATACTACAGTAGCTGATGATGATCCATATACCGGTGTCCATGTCCCTTCTTCATAATCATCAAGAGTGTTTGCTGCAGCAGTATCAGATCCAAATAAGATACCAGAACCAGCCGTTAATGCACCAGTAAGAGTACCGCCTGCTAATGGTAAATAACTTGTACTATTAAAAGCATTTGAACCAAGTGTTCTATACTTAACCGTTTTAGTTCCATCAAAAGCCCATACTAACGCACTTGTAGATGCAGTATCTTGCGCTACTGACTCTAGCTTTAACGTGCCACCCACATCAAAGCCTTGCTCAGTATCAATAGAACCATCTGTATCAATGGTCATAGCCAATGTATCATTGGTATGAAACTTCATTGCTCTAGATGTAAGAGTCTTTATGTTTAGTACATCACTTTCTCCTGTTATACTATATAAATTTGCATTTGAAGAATTTCTAAATAGTATAGACTGGTCATCATCATCAGTGCTATCTTTTAATACAAGCTGAGGGCTATCCGCACTTATTGTTAAAGAGTCCGTGAGCGTGCCGCCTGTTAATGGAAGATATCTACTATCTAAATCTACAGATGCTAAACCTGTTACATGCCCATAGGTATCTATTGTTACATCTTGTATTACTGATCCATTACTATTATCAACTGATGCTTGACTGCTAGTGTCAGAATGTGACAACGTAACGGTCCCAGAAGTACCCCCACCAGTAAGACCTGCTCCTGCTGTAACGCCTGTAATATCTCCAGTAGCACTTGTAATAAAACCAGAGTCATTGTTAAATACAGAAATATCTATTTCACCTAAAGGCTTTCTTTTGTTAGTCGTACCATCTAGTATGGCTATTTCATCTATGGCTGCCACGTCTTCCGTCATATCTACTAATCTAGATATGTTTAATGATAAAGTAGCTACACCACTTGTAGTGCCTCCACTAAGGCCCGAAGTTGTGCTAGTTACAACTTCAGTAATATCTCCAGTTGCCGCTGCAGGCGGCGTATATTCAAATTGTTTATTTGTTTGATTATATGTTAAAGCACCACCACCGCTAGCTGAATTTTGAAGAACAAGATTTCCTTTGTCAGGAACAAATTCATCAACTAAATCTTTTGAAGCCAAAGAGGTGACATGACCAAAATTATCTAAAGTAACATCTTGTATTACTGATACTCCAGTATTGTCAACAGAAGATTGACCACTAGTATTTGGATGTGATAATGTACCTGATCCTCCCCCAGTTGCAGTAGTTATTGTAATATTTTGAGATGAGCTTGTTGATGAACCACCAAGTAAATTATTTAAATTATCATATATATCCGTTATAATTCTTTCTATTTCTCTTGGCGGAGTAACGGGTGGTGATAATTTAGACAAGGATTTATTATAACCTGGCATAACTATACTGGCATAGGTTTCTCTCTGTATAATACAGATATATCATCAACAGAAAAATTAACATTACCTGAACTTCTAACAGATACAGATATATTTTTTGATACACTAGATGACGCAGAAGAATCTAAAGATGAATTATTAATGGTGCCGCTAGCGCCGTCTAAAGCAAGCTGTATGTCACTAGCACTTAATCCGCTTGAATTAGACCCACTCACAGTAACTTTTCTAAATTTTTTATTTTGGCTAACGCTGCCCATATCTAATTTTCTACTAAACCATTGAAAAACATTTCTATTTGCTCCTCTAAATAATTCAAAAACACCATTAGTATGAGTAACCAAAACACTATTAGTAGCAGAAATAAATATTGCTTTTATATTTGGTACAGTACCAGACTCTCCACTTGTTCCTTCATTAACACTACTTCTAATAAACCAAGCCCCTGTATCTATTTTATAAATCCAAATTCTACCTTTACTAGCTGTGCCATGAACCCCATAACATAACAAGCATTTTTTATCTGCATCAAAACTTAACTTAGGATCAAAAGAGGCATTAGTTTCAATACAGGCTTTATATCCATATCTATCAAAATTACCTGTAAAAACACTATCAACAGAAGTAACAACATCTATTGGCATAGAGATATGACGAACATTTCTGCCATCATACATGAATATTCCATTTTTATTAGCTACAAAAAGACCATACTCAGTTGATAATATAGACTGTTGTGATATAGCTCCTAAACCATTAAATGTATCCTCAATAAACAGTTGTGAAGGATTTATTCTATACATGTTAAAATCATCAAAAGCATACACCCTGCCACTGTGAGAGGCAATAGCGGTTATTGGATTTGGCATAACTAAATAATCGCTTACCCAATTAAATACTTCATAAGAAAATGGTATACTTCTGACTATGTAATTATCCCAGTTTTCATCATCAGCAGATGAATTAAGAACTTTACCAACAAATAGCTGTGAGTTATGCTGACATGATACTGCATAATTTAAAGCAGATGATGTCTGAAACTCATTTAAACCAGACTCAGAAGTATACAAATCTCCTAAGTATCCCCCAGCAGTTAATGTAAAACCACGACCTATAACAGCGCCACCTATAGTCAATGTATTTGCCCCTACAAGATCATCAACGATTGAAAGTTCTTTTACAAGCCTAAATGAATTTACTTGATTTTCACCAGTACTATCATTTTCTGGAGCATTTATATTTATATAAAACTTTATAGATGTAATTCTTTTAGATGCAGTTCTATAAGAATCATGAAAACCTTGTATAATAAAATTATACTCTAATGACTCATAGCTGCTAGAGCCCGTACTAATACCATACCAAAAATGACCTAATGGAACTCGTGTAATTGGAGATTCTTTATAGCCATCATATATGTAACTAACCCCTACTGCATAATGATTATTTTCTTCAAAGTTATTTCCTGATGAATTATTAGCATTTATAACGGTGTTACCACCGCCACCAGTATTTGCTAATAAAACATATCGGCCAGTTGCTTGTGCAGCATCGCTGCCTGTAGATAACTCACCTGCCCCTACCTCAACATAATATGCAGTATTATGATTACTTACGGTAGTATTACCAAATATAGTAGGGCTACCACTTGAAGGATAGTTACTTTCAAAATCATCAGGAAATTTAACCCCTGTTATATCATTACTACTTTTACCCGAATATGATATAGTCATTGTTCTTTTTTCGGCAGGAGTACCAATAGGAACTAATAAACTTCCCCTATCAGGCAAAGAAGCTATTAGTGAACTTCCTATTGTTAATGATGTAATTAATTGAGTTGAACCACCTACAGTTGCATATAAAGCTTGTGAACTAACAGTAGATAAATCTATTTTTATTACTAAAGGAGCTTTAATATCTGCATCCTCTATTTGAGGGCCAGTTGGTGCACTGCCTCCAAACTGACCTTTGTTGATATTACCAATCCACTTTGGTATGTTATTAGTTGTATTACCAAGGCCTACGAAAGCTTGATTATTAACCGTTTCAATACTAGCAACATTATTATGACTGATGCTTCCCTGGAAAGTATATGCTCTGGAGCTAGAGGCATCATCATAATCAGATATGATCCCTATCTCATTTTCAGAAAAATCTATACCAACAATATCATTAGTACCGGTTCTATTTTTGAGAACCTTAGCGACGTCAAAATCCGTGTAATTACTAAGACTAGAAAAGACTGTTGAATCTTCTTTGATTCCTTGTATAGTTCCTAAAGGAACATCGGGCTCTGTATTTAAACATATAGATGCAGCATCATCAGGAATATCTGTTCCGTCGGCCTGACCAAACATGCCTCTTTCAAATCTGCGCAACTCTTTAATTCTTCTAGCCACAGAACCCCCTTTATAAGTCGTATATTTTTACGTTGTACTTATCATTAGTATGGTTAGTATTTGCAAACTTTCTGCCCTCTTTAACTTGATCTCTCCATAAAGAATGATGATAAGTTCTTAAATCAGGATTTAATTTAAATGCTCTTTCACAAGCTCTATGAACTAAACATTCATGAAATCTATCTGGTATTTCTGGCTCTTGTTGAAAGTCTTGAGAGCCATTTGATGCTGTTGCAAATTTTCTTGCCGACCTTTCATATATCATATTAAAAGATTCAGATGCTTCAAATGCAACATCATTAGAGCCATTCCAAAATCCCATAAATAATTGTATAGGATTATTAGACTCTACATAGTAAAAGCCATTATCTTGTTTTAAAAAACTTGTTTGTATAGTATTTACAAGTTCTACGCCAGCCTTATCTATACTTCTAATTCTTATAACATCTGTTGGAAAAGAAGTTAATGTGGGTCTAAGAGATTTGTCAGATGTGGTAAATGTAACCCTAGACCTAAGTATACCCGTTCTATCACAAAACTCTTTTAGAGCACTGTCTAAATATATTTCAGCTATTGATGCACTATCAAGAGGGGACTCCTCAAGAACTAGCTCTATTAAGTTCTGCGCCGTCATTTGATGCCGTTAAGAATTGTAATTTTTGTGAATATAAGTTACCAAAGTATTGTATCTGTGACAACAAATCTTGTTGATTAGCTTGAAACTCTTGTAAATTTGCTTGAAACTTTGATACTACAGATTGCAATTCAGAGTTATCTGTCTGTGTTTCTGCTTGTAGTTTGGTTTTTAAACCCTCTAAATATTGATTGGCCTGTCCTATTTTTATTTGAGCAAGCTCAACATCTTCTTCATTTTCTATTAACTTAGATATTACAGAAAATTGTTTTTGTAAATTAAGTTGATCTGCTGAAGTTCCAATAGTTCCTTCAACTAATGTAGTATAGCTAGTTAATAGGCCGTCTAAGGTTGTTGAATAATCAAAGTTAGGAAAAGAACCAACTGTAGTTACTGTTAATGAATTTAATCTTTTGCTTAATACTTGTTGACATGAATAAAATATTGCTAGTTCATCACAGCCTTGAGGCATATTAGAAACTGAGCTATCTCCGCTAGCTATCGTCGGAGCTTTGAAAACATATACAAGAATATCATTATTATCAGGATGGCCATGTACTTTGCCACTGTGAGTATAATATGAAGGAAAAGTCGTACTTGATTTATAAATTGATGTATTAGTTCCATTTCTTAGTTGTCTTCCAATATCAGCAGATACTTGTCTTGCAATAAAAAAATCAGGATCACTTCCAACTAAAACATTAAATACACGACCATCTACAGCTATGCCTGAATCAGAATCACTGCCTGTAATTTGAGTAAGATAGGGTCTTGCTTTATCTGTTGGTGCTAGTTGAACATAATTATTTAAAGCCTCTTGTAGGGCTGAATCCATAACCGTAGTTTCTGCTCCAGAAGCAACAGTTCCTATATATCCTTCTATTCTTGCTTTTAATGTTGCCATAGTAAAAATGGGGGGCTCTGGGCCCCCCTATTTATTAAGTTAGTTTGAAAACGTGATGTGTTTCTTGTAACTGCATACATAGTCCTTCATCAGAGAAGAACTCATCTTTAGTACCATCAAAACCATTATTAGTTTTAATATTAGTACTATAACGCATCTCACGATACTTTTTGAGGCTAACCGCATCTGGATTAATCACAATAGCATAGTTTTGATAGTTATCACGCAATACTGGTGTAGGATAGATTTCCAATTCAGCATGAGGAGTAACAAGTAGGCTCATATTGTAGCCAAACATATTTTGCTCATTATTAAAGATTTGGAATCCTGCACTATTATTATTTGTCAAAAATTTAGCAGACAAAAATGATACCCACTTTCGAGAAGCAAAAAGTTGATATCTACCTCTAGAAGGTAAATACTGACTTATTTTCTCAGTAGCTGTCATAATGTTTGTAAAATCTGCAGACGCTTCTGCAAAACTGTGTATGTTTTGCGCATCATCAGAAGCAGTGCTGCTACCATACTTAAGGATAGTAGATATAGCACCCATAGTTTGACGAATTTTATTTCCACCAGAATTATTTTGAATAGTTCCAAAATTATCTGATGTTCCCATTCCAGTACCACCTACACGAACACCAAAAAGCATAGCTCTTTCTTTTTGAATTTTGTGCTCGTAAGATTTTTGCACCCGTAGTCTAGCTAGCTCGTCACTATAACCTCGAAGCGCTGCTTCTCGTAGTGTACCAGTAACTTCTACAGGTGTACGCATAATTTGAGTAGAGTTAAATACTACCTCTAGCTCATCTGCAAATGCTTCAGGAGATGTTTCTCCCTCACCAATAGCATTACCAACAACCTCTAATGTAGTAGCGGCAGCAAAAGTGTCGCACTGATTATCGGTTTGTTGTGGGTTACCCTGTGCAACAAGTGTTAATACATTTCCAGTAACACTATGAACACGTGCAACTCCTAAGAAGGTCCCGTCAGAAGCGTAACCCTCTACAATGAGGCCAACTAAATGATCGCCAGCAGAGGTTCCTAGACCTTTACTAACAGTAGGATTAATAGTTGCGTTGGCTGTTGAGCCTGGATCACCTACAGATCCCCCTGCGGGGGCAGTCCAGGTGTTACCACCTCCAGTTGCAATTGTCATTTGTTGTCTAATAAATCCAGCACGATGTTCGAACATCTTGAAGTCTGGGTCTGTAACCTTAACATAACCTAGGTTAGAAACCATAGTTATAAATGGTGTAACCTCCTGCCATAATTCTTTTGTATAAGTATCAGGCAGGTAGAAATCACGACGTTCATCAAACAACACACCGGATGATTGCGATAGGTCTTTTGCGGACATTTATATCACCTTGAGTTTATTTATTTGATTTTATTTACGTTTGCCTCCGGCTAAATCAAACATCCCTTGAAAGAAAGCCTCTCCTTCATTTAGTTGAGGCTCTGCTTGCTGTTGAACGTTAACATTAGATCCATTGACAGATGGAGGAATAACAGCTTGAACTCGTGAGTTTATATTTTGAGCTTGACGTTGAGCAGCAGCATTAGCTCCTTTTTGCGCCTTGAATACTTGAATAAGATCAGACATGCCATAATTAGGGTTTTGAGCCCAAGAAACAAACTCTTGAGCAGTCTTATTGTCCATGCCATGTACATACATAGCTTCTTGAACAGCAGACTGCAAAGCTTGTTGTTGTTGTTGAGCTTGAACCATTTGATTACGTTCATTGGTCTGTTTTTTTTCATTGTATGCAGAAACCTCATCTTGATACTCAATAAGTTGCATCTGAAAGTCCTCCATTGCTTGCTTATATTTATAAGAGTCACTAGTTGGATCTCCAATAGCGTCTTCTATAGTATAAGAAGCGGGTTTTTTGGGTCGTTCAGGTCTAACGGGCTGTGCTTCATTTTGTTTATTTGAGGAACCCTTATCTAAAAGCACATCATATACTTGAGATGCTTTATCAGGATTTTCATTTAAATATTTAAGTACAGGTTCTTGTGATTTTAAAGCATCTAGTTCTGCTTTAAATTTATCAGCTTTAGATTGCCAAAACTGCATCCTTTGAGGATCTTCCTTGGCCTCTATTTGTTCTCCCTGAACGTTGTCGATATTTCCACCTTGATCTAATTCTTTTGCAGGAACCTCTTCAGATTTTGCTACAGACTCAGCTTTAGGTAGATTGTTTTCTGCACCATTTCCAATTGTCGATAAACCAGATTCTTGAGCGGAATTTTCGAACATTCCTAAGAATCCTTGTTTATTTGCAGCATCAGGTGGTGTTTGTACATTTTCCATAAGAAAAAATTTTATTAGTGTTTATTATTCCTCAGCTAAAACACCGGAACCCTGCATAGGATTTGGTATAGCTGTGAGTTGAGAAATTTCTTGTTGCATTTGCATTTGCTGTATACTTCTAGAGGCATCAGCTCTATTTTTAATAGCATCAAGGCCAGAAGAAAACTTCTCTACCTCTAAGCGTTTTTTAGCATGAACCTCTTCTCTTTCAGCAGTCTGAAGATCTCCACGTAATTTTTTAACTTCAGATTGCAATACTTGAATTTGTTGTTGAAGTTGCGAAATAAATCCTGATCTTTCAAGAACACCTTCAGCATCAACGACTTCACTTTTCTTTAATACCTCTACTTGATCTATTAGGCCATTTCTATATAACTCCATATAATACTCCATTTGAGCAAACCTATTTGATGGAAGCATAGATCCAGATAAAACAATAACATCATATCTTCCTTGAGTAATATCATTAAATTTAGATATTTCTCTTCCTAAATCATCATATTGCATTTGATTTAATGCAATTTCAGTTAATGAATTATTTGGTTCGACTATCCGTATAATTTTTTCTTCTTTATAAACATTTCTTGCAAGATCAATTAATACTTTTGCTAATTGATTTAAACTACATTCTACGTCATCTTTTTTGCTTTTAATACGGCGCTGACCAAATTCATCTAACGCTATAGTTCCTTTAAAAGTTTGAGGGGCCACTGAAGAGTCACCTTGCATGATAGCGTATATACCAAACTGTCTTTCAATCATTTGGACATACATCTGAACTTGCGCAAACAATGCATTGGGGAATGATTGGGCTCCGAAGATAACTGGAGCGCCTATATCTGCATCGTACTCTATTACAGTTGAGCCAGATTTGTTTAGTTCAGATTCTATTCTTGACTTATCTTGGGCCCCTCGGGGTAGCAACACCTTTTGGTTAGTAGAGGAAGCGGCATTAGCAACAATTAAACTATTTAATTTATTTATCATTTCCTGCAAACTTCTAACCATAGAAACATCAGAAACAGGATATGGGGTTCTATTCCACATATTGTTAATAGGAATAATAGGATAATGTTCGGTAGGAAGATATCCGCTAAATAAATGCTTGTTACCAATAGTAATACATTGGTATATTTTTATGCTCATTATTTTTCTGTGAGCAATAGTTTTATTTTTAATTAGATCTTCTACAGTCATTACTGTAAAAAGAGAAGGTTGAGATTCCATCATCTCTCCAGTCTGGGGGTTCATTTGAGGATCTGGAGTATGTAAATAATTATTCTCGTCTAATGTTTCTAGCGTTCCTGTAGAATTTACTGTAAGTAAAAAATTTCTAACCTCGGATTCTTCTGTTATTATTGTACCAGAAACATTAATTGCAGGATTTTTTATATATTCGTTATATTCTTCATTTGTATATTCATACTCTTCATTAGCAAATGGGTCCATAATATGATGAACTTCTACTTGCTCTCTTGAGTATCTATCAATAATTCTATATATACTTACGTTGGCATCTTCTACATCTCCTGCAAAAACTTGATTATGAAGAGGTATTCTTTCTGAATCATTGGTCCTTTCTTCGTCATGGGCCATGGCCTCCTTCATGTCAAAATCAGGATACATGTTAAGTATCTGATCTTCTGTTTTGTAAGATACTAAAAGACAATGCGCCGCATCTCTCCAAAGATAATCTTTTGCGTTTGGATCAGGATACACATCTCTTGGATCAATACTTTTTAATTTAACCTCACCTTTGCCACTATTTTCATATGGATTAATATAGGCATATAGTATGCCCCTACCCATAATAGCGTAATCTTGTATAGCTTGTTTTAATTCAGAGTTACCATCCGATACATCCCACATATACGACATCAAGCTTGTAAATACAGAAGCCATCTTTCTATCAGAATCTTCTCTAGCCGTAGCAGAAAACTTTGGTTTATTTGCAGTAAGCATTGCTTTTAACTGCTCTGTAGCCCATGTAATAGCATTTATAACTACAGCGCCTTGACCTCTTTTTTTAAGCAGATCTATTTGGTTTTGGGTCCACTGAACCCCAGACGCAAACATTTCATTTTCATCAGCGCCTTCTTTCCATTCCATTTGAGCCGAACTATATTCTCTCCACAACTCTTCATTAAAAAGTTCTGGATGCTCTCTACTATAACCGTAGGTTCCTGACCGTTTTTCCATATGCATGCTTGAAATTACAAAATTTTTTTATTATTAAGCAAGAAGCCAATCGTCACTATTTGTATTATCATCAGGATGATAAAAATCAAAATGTTTTAAATCATTTTCTATGTTTTGAGTTTCAACATAAGAAGGCTCAATTGTAGGCCCATAAGATTTTAATTGAGCATAATAAAACCCATCTAGAGTATCATCGTGGGCTGCTCTAGGATATAAAACTAATTCATCCCAAAACTCATGCATATTGTTTTTTAAGTATACTTTGTTCCTGGCAAACATAGGTTGAAGGCCTTCTAGTCTTCTAGATTTTGATGTTCTAGGATTATGTTTTATTTCAAGACCAGGTATATATCCGTCATACTCTGAGCGTAAATAATCTCTTATCATGTCTTGATATCCAACACTTTCTATTCTTGTTCTTTCTGGCCTCCATGCTTCAAACATTTCTATAATAGAATGCGTTAATTGCATTGGTTTTACTCTTTTTCTAAAGTATTCCAAACAATAAATATTTTTATCATGATCTACACCAATAACAAATATAACACTGTAGTCACTTCTTGCAGATAATGTAGATGCTGGGTCTACCCCCATAAATACAAATATAGGAATAGACATAGGTTTTTCTAATTTTTCTTCTCCTGTAATTCCCTGATGAGTAACATTAATCGCCCATCTACCACTATTTGTTTTTTCTACAGATCCATCCCAAAACCTTAACTGATTAGCAGAAACAAGGCTATCATTATCACCAACTACCTGACACATGTATTCTCTATAAAAAGAAGATGACTTACCTATTTTATCCATCTCTTCTTTTAATGTCATAAGTTCTTTTACGTTCATCATTTCAGGCCATAACGATATAGGTTTTTGACCTTCTTTTTCTATTAATGCACTATAGTGAAGTGTTTTCCACATATTAGGCATATTTTTAAGAGTAAATACTAAACCAGATTGGTGCTGTGGTGTACCAATATTTATTATTCTACCCTTAGGATAAGTTCTTTTTATCATGGGCACTAGCGCTTGTAGAAACCATCTTCGGTTTCTGTCTATAGCAAGATCTGTCTTGGTGTTTTCTTCATCCTCTGCATCATCAAGAACAACTAATGTGGGCCTCATAGAGTTTACATTTATACCCCGTATCTGAGTACCCATCCCTCTACAAACAATAGTAGTGCCATTTTTTAACACTATCATGTCTTCTCGCCATATTTTTGCGGCGTGCTCTCCCCAGTAACCAAATATTCGTTTAAAATTTACACTATGCTCTAATGCATTTTTTATAGTAGATAATAAGTTTATAGAGTGAGGTCTAGACTTAGATACTAATACAACTACTTTTGGCTGTTGTTTTCTTTTATTAGCATAATCTTCTATAAACATATGCCATAATACATACATAAAAGCCACAACCGTACTTTTTGCAAATCCTCTCGGCGCTATAATATTTAAAAATTGATACTTTTCCCTTCTAAGATAAGCTGCAATCTCTCTATGAAACGGTGGGGATTGTACTTCAAATATTTTTGGCCGTATTGTTTTCCCAAAAAATAAAATATCTTTTGAGAATTGATCCATTAGCTTTTCTCTAGCACTCATTAAAAAAAGTTTGTTTGCTTAGTATCTACATCTTTCTTTTTTTCTTTTTCTGGATCGCTATCTTTATGTAAATAAAAACTGCAACCATGAATCAGAACTACTTTAGGTATAGAATCATACCCTCTTTTTTTTAATTCTTTTCTTGCATTTGGCTCCATGCATTGATAATCGTTTTCAAAGCGAGTATTTGACTTATAAAAGTAATGACAAATATAACAAGACTTATTATTATCAATAGTCTGTTTTAACCTCTGATTCATATGACTCCTCTTTATCTATTATATATTCAGAATCTTCTATATCATCAGGATTAATGTCTTTAGGCAATAATGCTAACAAGTCATCATCCTCTGTTGCTGAATTTAAAGATGGTTTATTAGGAACCGTACCACCATCCATCTGTAACATCTTAGCAAAAGTATCATTTACATTTTTAGCAACACCATATTGTCTAGAAGAAAAGGCTTGCTCTAATATACTTTTATAATTTGATATAACCTCTCCCTCTGTGACCCCATGATCACTAAGTAGTTTCTTTAACTCTTCTGCAACCATCATTTTTATTTTATGATTTTTAAGTAATCGTTTAAATGTAGCCTTTGGATTGTCTTGATCAGGTCTATATATCTTTCCAATAATATTAAGATCCTTTTCTGTAGCTCTACCTTTCTGTAACATAATAGATGCATACAAACCAATAGCTTCTTTTGTTCTTTTCTTGCGTTTTTCTTTATCTGCCCAGTCTTCCTGACTATTTCCGTAATAATTTTTAGATCCTTTGTAATTATTATAGTCAATAATCTTTTTATTTGGGCTAAATTCTCTTGTATATGGAAAATATACTAAATATCTAGTACTTGGTTTTCCTTTCGGGCCGTAGGGGCCCTTAACGTCAAGCGTTTTACACCCAAATCCAGCATCATCTATGATCCATTGGTTAGATTTCCTGGAATCTTGCCAGTAAGTAAAAGAAATGCCCTGTTTTTGCATCTCTTTCACTTCATCTGGGGTATATATATTACAAGAAATATTTTTTTTTCTAAATTTCCTGTTTATTGTGTCCAAAACTAAGTTTTTTTAGTAGTTTTTTTAGTTTTAGTTGTCTTTTTTGGTTTATTAACAATGTTTTGCAGCCCTTCATACAAAATATTAACTGCATTTAACACTTCTATTTTAGTTGCTTGTCCAATTTTATTAGTAGAAGCATACTCATAAATCTCTATCTGAGTTTTATCTATCATATCTTTAAATAGTTTTGCTATTTCTTTTTCTAATTCTTTATTCATAGTAAATATTTTAGGTTATGGGAGGGCGGCGCCCAAAGCAAAGCCCGACCCGCTATTGAACAAATCTAAATACAATAAGTATTAATATCAAATAGATATAGAAAAGCCATTAGAGGTATTATTTTTCCTCTCAGTCGACAATTATTAATAATGTTGGCCTAACCTACAACCAATAAGGTGATCATAATTGTTTGGTCTGGGTAGGATTCCCCAATTATGTCATGTTGCGAGGCCTTGATACTATGGATTCTCATCTGCTTAATTCAACTATTACCTGGCAACGTTTTCAATCGTGTCAACAAAAAAGTATATGCAAAAAAAAAGATACCGTCAAGTCACTAACGGTATCAAATATAAAAACAATACAAATAGATAGAAATAAATACTAAAACTTAAGTAAATATAAAGAAAAATACGTGTCTATGCAAAAATTGTTATCCAATGTATTTACATGATAAACTATAATACCACCATGCTCGTCACGGTACTATAGGGTAGACTTTTAGTTGAGAAATAGTGCTACGGCCTGATTTTTTCGGGCTTCAACCTTAATCTAAGTAATAATACAATGGCAAATTTAAATTCACTTTCAATAAGCATAACCACAACCAACGGCGCCCGATTGACCACAATCAATAGCAAGAAGCCAGGCGCTAGTACTTATGACCAGCACTTGGAATTCACCAAGAACCGATACCTTAACCCAGTAAAGAACGAACCATTACCCGATACTTTAGCTCAGTTTCTTCGTGACAGACACGAGGCTCAGTCAGGTTTTGTACAATGTGTAGCCGACTCAGAGGAGGAGGCGGAACAGCTTTTGGGTATGCTTAAGAGTATGCATATCACTCACGAGTTTGGTGGACAAGCTAAGACAAAGCTATCCAGCAATGGTAGACAGTATGTAGCTCAGATTCTCATGAACCCAATTGAGGTAGAAGAGGATGCAGTTGTAATGGATAGAATAATGTCCGCTTACAAGTAATAGGTAAATCCATGTATAATAGGGAGTACGTGCTAGATAATAGCATGTCTTCCTATCATGGTTTTAAGAAATGTCAAGTACTAATCGTACTTGTCTTATTTTTTTTAGAGAAGAGATTTAAAATCAATCCGTTTCATAACTAACATAATCAACGAGTACAATGACTAGAAAAGATATACGAATGCACATAATAAAAAGAAGAATAAGAATGCTAGAAAGAGTTTACAGATTTCTGTTAAGCGGTCTAGCTATCTCAGTTCTATGTATCATAGTATTTACTGTGAAGCTTGCAATAACAGATCAAGGTGCACATGGTCTTGTTGTGAGCATAATTATTGGATTGTTTACTATTGGCTTAATAAAGTTTGTAGTAGATAAACAATATGAATATGAATGCCATGAAATAATAAACTCATACAAAAACTAAGTACAAAACATTATGCCAAAAACAGAACAACATATTAACAAATATTATGATAATGAAGAGGAACAAAGAGAGGTAATTGAAAATATACATGATCTATTTATAAAAGATTATGGAACCGCTAATGAAGTAATGTCCATACAAGAATCAATACGAATGTATATGCCTAATTTATATAATAAAATAATATTAGGGCGCTAACCGATATCGGCAAAAATAGTAAGACCGTTATTGATACCATAACCCAAGTACGTAGGTGTGAAAGCCTATGTACTTATTTATAACTATAACATAAATCAACGAGATGGAAGAACCAACTCTAACAAAACAACAAATAACAGATTACATACTGTATGTCCTTCATGAATCCAATAGCCCCTATGATGAAATAGAATGGCTTATATATTTTGGAGTCAATGGACAAACGCAGAGCATATGTGATCACGTAACATCATTAATTAAAACAAAAGGAAAACATGTCTAGTACTAAAACATCAACATATTATAAAAAGTTACAAGCACATTATTCAAAAGATGATGAGGTGACAGAATTAGAAAACAAAGCTGAAACTTTTAAAAGTAATATTAGAATACAATATGAAGAACTAAAGCGTTCATATAGAACTGCAAATAATTCTTTTACCGAAGCATACATGGATGGTAATGTATCATTACTTCTTGAAATAACAGATAGAATGCATATACTAGAAGACAAAATAAATACTATTAAACGTTTAATGGAAGAGTCTTTCAGTGAAGAACTTCCTGAATAATATATTTTATCAAGTACTGATAAGATATTTTAGATGGATTGTAAATCATTCCTGTATCGAACTATCAGAACATAAAAAATTTAGGTTCTTAAAAGATACAAAAGGTACAGGTGATTTTACTTTGTATGTACACATTGATAAAAATGGCAAGCCTATTATACAATCAATGTTACTGCATTGTACTAAATATGATCAACATAAAGAGATTCCTATGACATATATACACAGGTCATGGGAATACGTTATGGATGACTCAATATTGTATAGCATGAATAATTTATCTTTTGATAAAGCAATGGATAATATGAGAAAACTAAGTATAGAAACAGAAATAATAGAAATAAAAAACGAGGAAGTATTATGATAGTACACGTAAAGAACAGCAACAAAAACCTAACAAAAACTGTAGAAGGTGACTTTACTACTTTGTCTAGTGTTCTAGAAGAGCTAGCTAAGTATAATAACTATGAAGATTTATGTCCTGAAGGATGTAACTTTACTTTTAGAAGAGGTGATAGAATTGGTGAAACAGTTAATTCTAATACTAACCTTTCTTTATCTGCGGTTAACAATGAAGTTTTTATTAAAGTAAATCCGAGCAAGCTCAATGCAGGAATTTATTAATCAATATGAACTCATAATATTTGATAAACTAAAGCAATTAATTAAAGGGGAGCAAAATGATTTGTTTTCAGAATCACTCCCTGATAATTTATACGACTTGTGCCTTGAAATCATTAAGAAAGAAAATGATAAAGGTAAAACAGAACATAATTATACAAAATTATGGTAATACAAGAAGTAGAAAGATTAGCTAAAAATATCTTTGAGAAAGATAAATGTATAGTAGACTTGTCAGTAGATTACAATGGTAACCGAAAAGCAACGCTTATAATTCTTTATCCTTATCTATATGTAGAGAATACTGAGTATTCAAATCATAATGTTGAGATTAATAACTTTGTTTTTAAAGTTACTATGTCAATAAAACAAAATGGTGATGAAATACATCTAGATAGGTTCTTAGATAAAAGAGGTTATAATCTTAATCCTGAAGCAAATATGATTGCTAAAAACTATGTGCATTCGCATGTAAGTAATTATTGTTCTAATGAAGTATGCTTGGGTGAAGGTTGTGCTAATGCTGCATGGTTAAAACTATCAGATCATTATTTTATGAGCACAGAATCATATGAAGATATATCAGATGTAGTATTTGATTTCTTTGTTAATGTAAATAAAATATTTCATATAGAAGATGATGATGGTGGTCCATGGGTTAGAATAAGCAGTTTAACTGAAACAGATGAATATGGGGTTTATGAAGATATAGAAGAAGATGATTTTATTAATGCACACGAAGAACATGGTGTAGACGAATCATTTTTAGAAAACTATATAAAGAAAAATTCTAATCCTAAATATGATTTCTGTCCAGATACTGTTGCTTTTCTTTTGGAATCTTTTGAAGTATCAAGAGATATATTGACAAGTAAAAGAAATAACATTATAGACTATATGTACTCTGAGTTTATTACTCCATTAGTAGAAGTATATCCTTTTACTAGAAGTATTAGTGAGTATGAAAAAGACGTAAGAGTATGTGAAGATGATTTATTAAAACCTTTCTATCCTACAGT